GCTCCACAGCCCCAAGGTGGCAAGCGCAAGGATTCATTTTGTGCGCGGATGTCTGGTATGCCGGGGCCGATGAAAGACGAGAAGGGCAAACCAACCCGGAAAGCCGCTTCACTAGCTAGATGGAAATGCTGATATGACTGACGCGATACAAACTGCCCGTGAACTAGCTACCCATGCCTCGGACATTGCGCACTTGCAATCAGATATGGACAAGATGGCTTCGGACATAGATGAGATTAAGAAAATGCTGACCAGCATTAACTCCACGCTTGCGGAAGCCAAAGGTGGCTGGAGAGTGCTGATTGGTATTGCGGGCGCAGGCGGAGTCCTTGGGGCAACGCTAACCCACTTTGCAAACTGGTGGAGCAAGTAGTGCCATCGACCAGTAAGAAGCAGCACAAATTCATGGAAGCGGTGGCGAACAACCCATCGTTTGCCAAGAAGGTAGGAGTCCCACAGTCCGTGGGCAAAGACTTTTCAACTGCGGACAAGAGCCGCAAATTTTCTAAAGGTGGTGATACTATGGCTTCTAAAATGAACCCCGGTTTTATGGCAATGATGGCTAAGAAAAAAGCTGGAACCAAAGCAGAAATGCCCATGAAGAAAATGGCTGCTGGCGGTTTTACCCGTTCTGCGGACGGTATTGCGTCCAAAGGCAAAACTAAAGCTAAGCAAATCACAATGAAAAAGGGCGGCATGGCCTGCTAAGGAGTACTACGATGAAAACCAAACGCTATGACGGTGAAGAGGGTAGTGAAGTAATTGACGATTTAGAACAAGCCAATAAGGGCGAAAATCTTGATACTACTCCCGGCCCTGTTGCTAAACGCACGCCTATGGTTACCAAGGAGCAGCTTGCTGCGTCCGGTCTTAGCCTGCGCGACTACCTGAATAAGCAGCAAGGTTTGACTCGTCGCGGCGGCTCTGAGAAATCAACCCGTATGCCCGCACGCCCCGGGCAAGAAGATTCAGTATCCAGTAATGAAGGTCGAAATAACCCCCGCGTTAGTAAACCCGGTATGTATAGCAAGACCATTAAAGATATAAAAGGTATATTTAAAGGCCCTCGTCGTAACGACGATAGCGACAAAATGGCGTCGCGTATGGGGGTTAACCCTAATACGTTATTGCCCAGCCGCATGGCCTCTGGCGGTTCGGTAGGTTCTGCATCCAAACGTGCTGATGGTATTGCCCAACGAGGTAAAACCAAAGGCAAAATGTGCTAAGGAGCCGTCATGGCTGATTACAAATACCCTAACTCTACGCCGGTAGATGAGCCTGTAGCTAAGAAGCCTAAGCCTAAACCCAAGCCAAAGCCCACAATGTATCCTGACTCTGTGCCTGTTGATGAGCCGGTAAAGAAGATGGCTATGGGTGGCTCTGCATCTAGCCGTGCCGATGGTTGTGCCCAGCGCGGTAAAACCCGAGGAATGATGCGGTGAGAGCCAGTCGCGGTATGGGAGCTATCTCCCCCTCCAAAATGCCAAAGGGCAAGAAAATGCCCCGTAGGGATGACACTGACTTCACGCAGTACGCTGAAGGTGGTACGGTTAACGCTGCGGCGAACTACACCAAGCCAAGCCTTCGTAAGCGTATCGTGTCTCAGGTAAAAGCAGCGGCTACTCAAGGTACTGGCGCAGGGCAATGGAGCGCGAGAAAAGCCCAGCTTGTAGCTAAGAAGTACAAGGCTTCTGGTGGAGGGTACAGAGATTGAAAGCACCGCAGCAATCCCTTAAAAACTGGGGCGACCAGAAATGGCGCACCAAGTCGGGAAAGCCTTCGTCAAAAACAGGTGAGCGGTACTTACCTGAAGCTGCTATAAAATCTCTTAGTCCATCTGAATACGCAGCTACCACCAAAGCAAAGCGTGCGGGCAAAGCGGCAGGTAAGCAATTTGTGGCACAGCCTAAAACCATAGCAAAGAAAACAGCAGGATTTAGATAATGGCTACTTCGGGAACCGCTACTTTTAACCTCGACCTCACGGAAATCGTGGAGGAAGCGTTTGAACGTGCGGGCGCTGAACTTCGCACTGGCTACGAAATGCGTACTGCGCGGCGTAGTCTTAACATCATGTTTGCTGATTGGGCAAACCGTGGCGTCAATATGTGGACGTTTGAGCAGGGGACTATTAACTTGGTTCCGGGGCTAAACACTTACCCCATCCCTACAGGCACTGTAGACCTGCTAGAGCATGTGATTCGCACGGGCTCTAATACGGCGTCCACGCAAGCCGACCTGACCATCACCCGGATCAGTATCAGCACCTACGCTACGATCCCCAACAAACTCCAGCAAGCTCGCCCAATTCAGATGTGGTTCCAACGGCTTGACGGGCAGACTACAGCTTCGATTACTACGCTGAGCGCCGCTATTACAGCTACAGACACCACTATTTCTGTAACGTCCGCTACCAGTTTGCCAGCTACAGGGTACATACTTGTCGATGCAGAAACAATCTACTACGGGTACATATCAGGGAATACCCTATATAGCTGCGCCCGTGGGCAGAACAATACGACTGCTGCATCCCATTCATCAGCGGCTGCGGTAGCTATTCAGAACATCCCACGGGTAACGCTTTGGCCTACCCCGGACAACTCTACAACCTACCAATTTGTCTACTGGCGTATGCGCCGTATTGATGATGCTGGTGGCGGCGTGAACACAATGGATGTACCATTTAGATTTATGCCTTGTATGATTGCAGGACTAGCGTATTACGTAGCTCAAAAGATACCGGGCGGTATGGATCGCCTACCAATTTTAAAAGCGCAGTACGACGAGGCTTGGCAGTTAGCCGCCGATGAAGACCGCGAGAAGGCAGCTATACGGTTTGTCCCAAGACAGATGTTTATTGGGAATTCGTAATGGGTAATCGGTTTGCTTCTGGTAAAAAGGCGATTGCAGAATGTGATCGTTGCGGGCAACAATTCCTGCTAAAGAAGCTAAAAACAGAGATAATCAAACAGAAGAAATATGAACTGCTTGTTTGCCCTGACTGCTGGGATCCCGACCAACCGCAATTAATGCTTGGTACATTTCCGGTTGAAGACCCGCAAGCACTGCGTAATCCTAGGAAGGACACAACGTATGTGACTTCGGGGAACAATGTAAATGGGTTTCCTGCTGGCGGTTCTCGGGACATTCAATGGGGCTGGTACCCGGTGGGCGGAAGTCGGTTTTTTGATACGGTTTTAACGCCTAATTACTTGGTCGGAACCACAAGTGTTGGCACAGTAACGGTAACGGTTTCATAGGAGTTTATGATGGCTAAAGAAAATATGAAAATGGACACGGCGCAAGACAAGGCCATGATTAAAAAGGCGTTCAAACAACATGACGCTCAAAAACACATGAGCGGCAAGGGTACGACCTTGAAGCTTAAAAAGGGTGGCCCAACCAGTGAAGACCGCATGCGCGTAGGGCGTAATTTGTCTCGTGCAGCTAACCAAAAAACGGGGTAAATCATGGCCTACAGTATGAAAAAAATGGGTAAAGAAGTTGGTTCTGCCGCTGTCTATGCAAAACCGCATACGATGGACGGTAAGGCTATGAGCATTGCCAGCAACCCCGGCAAAGAACCAAACCGCAGTAAGCTGGATACTGTAGATGTCAGCATCGGCGGCATTAGTAAATCTGCTGGAAATGAAACCACCAAAACTAGCGGTATTAAAATCCGTGGTACTGGTGCGGCTACCAAAGGTCTGATGGCAAGAGGCCCGATGGCCTAAATACAATGCGTTACGGCTCAATCTACATTGCAACTAACAAACATACTGGTGAGCAGTATGTGGGGCAGACACGTCAGCCCGTGCAAAAAAGATGGGCTGCGCATTGGAGAACAGCTATTTGCAGTACAGCTAGAAAAGCAAGGTTCCAAAACGCCTTGCTAGAGTTTGGCTGTGATGCATTTGGGGTTGAGGAAGTGTTTGTTGCCTTTGATGCGGAAACACTGAACCGCGCAGAAATTGCAGTGATTGCAGAGCTACAGCCAAGTTACAACGCTTCTAAAGGCGGCATGGGGCTTCGGCCCGTTGAGGTGACAGAAGCCACAAAGCGCAAGCGGTCAGATGCGGCAAAAGCAAGATGGGCAAACCCTGAGTGGCGGGCAAAAACGGTACAGAGTATTCAGCGTGCTGCCCAAACACCGGAAGCTACGGCACGGGGTAAAAAAGTAGCCTCTATTGGCATTGCTGCCCGCTGGGCAGACCACGTTAAAAAACAAGCGCCGATACCAAAAATAAAAACGTGTAAGCAAAAACGTGACCCCGCAATCGGGCGAATGTTAGTGGCGCAAGCAAAGTGGAAACCGGTATACTGCCCAGAACTTCAATGTTCTTTCCAGTCGCAGAAAGCAGCGGCTGAATTTTTTGGTGTGCTACGCACGAGCGTTTGTAACGCAGTTAAGCAGAAAGGCAAAGTAGCTGGCAAGTTTACTTTGGAAATGGTGGCTTAAATCGACTACAGTGCTTTGGTCTCCTCAATTCAGACCTATACAGAAAACAATTTTCCGGCGATTACCCTTGCGGACTCGTCTACGGTATCTTCGACGGCTCAGATTAATCGGTTCATTACACAGGCAGAGCAGCGCATCTATAACTCGGTGCAGTTCCCCTCATTGCGTAAGAACGTGACTGGGACAGTCACGGGTAACAACAAGTACCTGTCTTGCCCTGATGATTTTTTAGCGCCTTACTCTTTGGCTATTTATCCTTATGGCGGTGGGAGCTATACCTATCTTCTTAACAAAGATGTAAACTTCATGCGTGAGGCGTATCCTAGCCCTACTGATACGGGGACACCAAAATACTATGCGCTATTCGGCCCCACTGTTTCCGGGGCCACCATCACCAACGAGTTGAGTTTTATCCTCGGCCCTACGCCAGACACCGCGTACTCAGTAGAACTCCACTATTACTACTATCCAGAGTCAATCACCACTGCCTTGACTACTTGGCTGGGTGATAACTTTGACACGGTGTTGTTGTATGGCTCGTTGGTAGAGGCTTACACCTTTATGAAAGGTGAGCAAGACTTGGTTGCTTTGTACAACCAGAAGTACATGGAAGCTATTGTTCTGGCTAAACGTCTGGGTGATGGCATGGAGCGTCAAGACGCTTACCGTAGCGGTCAATTTAGACAGGCTGTGAAATGAGCATCGTCCAAACCCAGACCACGAGCTTCAAGAAGGAGCTTTATCAAGCTATCCACGATCTGTCCACAGACACGATCAAGATTGCGCTGTATACGGGTAATGCGGATTTGAATGAGGCTACTACGGTCTACAGTGCCACCAATGAAGTCTCAGGCACAGGCTACACGGCTGGCGGTCAGGTCATGACAGGGGTGGCTATTAGTTCATCTGGTTCTGTAGCCTACGTAAACTGGAGCAACGTGTCTTGGACAGCAGTTTTGACTGCCCGGTGTGCTTTGATTTACAACGCATCCAAGGGTAATAAGTCTGTGGCGGTTCTGGACTTTGGGTCTGACAAAACATCGACCACCACGTTTACAATCACGATGCCCGCTAACACCTCAACCACTGCACTTATTAGGAGTTCAAATTGATTGTTACCACCACCAAAGGCGACATGGACGATTCCCAGCTTGAGAAGCGGGAAGGCACAGTCGATAATGAAAATGAACTGACATCATGGGTCGAGTATTGGCTTGATGGCGAGTTGGTTCACCGATCAGCGCATGTGACGTTGAAAAAAATGCCGGGATTTGCCGGTGCTGAAGTTGCTACTTTTTAAGGAAATATCATGGCAAATACTCAATCAATGTGTACATCGTTCCTTGGTGAACTGATGTTGGGCCAGCACCAGCTTGGCGCTTCTACTATTGTTTCTCGTGGCAGCTTAACTGCGCCTACTACGGATACAGTAAAAGCGGCGCTATATCTTGCCTCGGCCACGATCAATGCTGCGACTACGGTGTACACAGTTACCGGCGAAGTTTCTGGTACAAATTACACGGCTGGCGGCGTGACGGTAACCAACGCAACTGCCCCGACATCTACAAACGCATCTGCAACTGCGGGTGTTGGGTATTGGACTCCTTCCGCAAGCATTGTGTACACAACCGTGACACTAGCCACTGCGTTTGATACGGTGTTGATTTATAACTCTACCCAGAGTAATAAGGCGGTCAGTGTTCACACGTTTGGTTCCCAAACCATCACGGCGGGTACGTTTACACTGACCATGCCGTCCAACACCACGACTACTGCGTTAATTCGTTTGGCAACAACTTAATAGTTGGGGGCGGCTATACGCCGTATAAACCATGTTTGGTATAACCCCATTTGCTGGAGCGCCTTTTGGCGCTGCTGGTGAAACTACTGTAGCCCCGGCCCCTGCAACATGGGGCTATTCCACTTGGGGGTTTAGTCTATGGGGAGGGCCGACCGATGTAACGGCGGCTTTAACAGGGGCAACTGCTTCCGGCAACACAGGTTCAGTCACGGCCAGCAGAACGGTAGCCCTTAGTGGGGTATCGGCCTCCGGTGCGGTAGGTACAGTAGCTGTAGCGGCTCGTAGCTTTGCGCTTACGGGGGTCAGTGCAGCAGGCTTAGCGGGCACGGCAGCGGTCAGTGCGCGTTCATTTGCTATAACAGGCCGCGTTGCCTCCGGCGCAGTAGGTACAGTATCGGGCGGTGCGCGTTCATTTGCTATAACAGGCCGCGTTGCCTCCGGCGCAGTAGGTACAGTAACTCTAGCGGCTCGTAGCCTTGCGCTTACGGGGGTCTCCGCCGCAGGGCATGTTGGGACGCCTGATGTAACGGTAGCCCTTAGTGGGGTATCGGCCTCCGGTGCAGTAGGTACAGTAACTCTAGCGGAGCGTAGCCGTGCGCTCACAAGCACTACTGCAAGTGGGTTACTTGGGGCAATTACTTTAAGCCGCACTAACTCCGTAACAGGCGTTTCTGCGGAGGGTACGGCGGGTACTGTTTTCGATAAAGATAGCAGTACTGTTATCACCGGCATTTCCGCTTTTGGCACTGTCGAAAATGTAACTAAGAGCGTACAAGTGGCACTGCCAAGCGCTACTGCAAGCGGCGTAGTTGGCTTATTAGTGTCTAGTCGTGTCGTAGCTATAACCGGCGTTTCTGCGGCGGGTTCTGTCGGGACTTCGGTTCCTGTGTATTGGCAGCTAATTGATGACAGCCAAAACGCAAACTGGTCTACAATCCAAAATACCCAAACAGCAAACTGGGTACTGGTTGACAACGCAACGTAGGGGTTTAAATGGCACTTGTCTTAGCTGATCGGGTTCAAGAAACTACCATTACGACTGGTACGGGCACTGTTACGCTTGCCGGTGCAGCAACCGGGTATCAAACCTTTGCTGCCGTTGGTAACGGCAACTCTACCTACTACACCATTGAAGGTGGGGCAGAGTGGGAGGTTGGAATTGGTACGTACACGTCGTCGGGCACTACGCTTTCCCGAACCACCGTAATTTCTTCTAGTAATGCGGGGTCGTTAGTCAATTTTGCAGCAGGCACAAAAAACGTGTTTGTAACCTACCCCGCAGCAAGAGCAGTGCCTTTTAACCGAGCGATTGTTATGTCGCTTGTTTTTGGATATTAATTATGGCAAACCCAAATCTTATTAATGCAAGCTCAATCACAGGTAACACAACCTATTACACACCTAGTGTAACAACTGCTGTTGTATTACTACCTAACGCTGCTGCATCTGGTGTGGTTAACAAAATTGATAACGTGGTGGCGGCAAACGTGACGGCTGTTACCGCGACTGCCACGGTTTCTATTTACACCAATGGCGCTGTTGCACAAGGTTCTGCACCATCTGGCGGCACAGCGTACCCAATTATTTTTCAAATACCTGTTCCCGGAAACTCTGCTGTTGTAGTGGTAGACAAAAGCACGGCGTTCTATTTACAAGAAGGCACATCTATATCTGTAACTTCGGGTACAGCAAATTCGATTACCTTTACAACATCGTATGAGGCGATAAGCTAATGTCTACCCGTTACAAAGGTTCAATCCTATCCTCTACTGCGGCTGCTTCGTCTAGCACGGCGGCGTATGGGCTTTGGAAACAATCTGAAGTAGCGCAACTTATTAATAATTTTTGGCCCGTTAACGACCCATATTGGACAAGTGTGTCTATGCTACTGCACGGTGATGGAACTGCTGGAGCGCAAAACAATACGTTTATTGATAGCAGTTCGAATGCTTTTACTATAACTAGAAATGGTACGGCTACACAAGGTACGTATAGTCCTTTTACTGCAATTGCTCCATATTCAGTAAGTGTTAGTGGTGGGTCTGCCATCTTTAATGGCACTTCAGACTACCTATCTATTCCGGCTAATACCGCATTTAGTTATACCACTGGCGATTTTACATGGGAATGCTGGATTTACCCGCGTGCTTATGGCGCATCGGGGTCAGCTTTTTTTGCTTTTTATAGCAATGTGAGTGGAAGTTTTATTGTTGGTCAATGTGTATTGTTTATAAGTTCTGCGGGTTTAGTGCAATTTTTTTATGCAACTACTGCTATTGCAACTGCAAACATATCTTCTGCATCATCGGTATCTTTAAATGCATGGAGCCATATCGCGGTTGTTAGGTCTGGTTCTGCCACTGGCAATTTAAAGTTATATATTAACGGAGCGGTAGCGGCGACGAGCGCTGGCGCGGTGACACAGAACTTAGGGTCAACAGGTGCAGGTTCTATTGGAAGGCAGACATCAGGAACGGCGTTTTACTACAACGGGTACGTATCAAATGCGCGTATTGTCAAAGGCACAGCGGTCTACACATCGGCTTTTACACCTCCTACTAATCCATTAACCGCTATATCAGGCACATCATTGTTACTTGGATTTACCAATGCCGGCATTATTGATAATGCTATGGCAAATAACTTGCTAACGTCAGGTAGTGCTCAAATTAACACTGGTTTATTTAAATATGGCACTGGTTCAATATCATTCAATGGAACAAATAGCTATTTGAGTGCTCCGAATACTTCAACTAGTGCTTTTGGTTCTAACAACTTTACAATTGAATTTTGGATACTTGCATATGAAATACCCGCCGCAGGATCATCAGTAACATTATTTGATACAAGACCACCATCAACAAATGGGGCGTATCCATTAATTTATTTAAATAACGATGCGACTATTCGTCTTTATGTTAGTTCTGCTGACAGAATAACAAGTTCTGTTGTATCAAGTAACACTTGGCATCATGTTGCAATTTGTCGCAGTAGTGGTTCAACAAAAATGTTTCTTAATGGAACACAAACAGGTGTTACATATACAGACGCTACTACATATCTTGCTTCAACTACTTTTATTGCAGCCAGTTATAGTGGTGGCGCATTAATAACGAACTTTTTTAACGGCTACATTGACGATCTGCGTATCACTAAAGGCGTGGCTAGGTACACAGCAAACTTTACCGCGCCACAGCAAGCATTTCCTAATCAGTAAAAATTATGCTTTATTCAAAACTTGGCTCAATTCCAAAAACCGAAACAGATGGCACTGAAGGCTGGATTGAAGTCGGCTATCCCCCAAATCCTGTTGCAGAAGGATATGAGGTTGTATGGTGGTATCCACCGGGATGGGTAGTACGTCCAGTACAGCCAGAAGGTAATTGGTCATGGAGCCAAACCGAGCAACAATGGGTAGAATATTCCACACCGCCTGAGCAGGGCGACACGACCACTTAGAGGTAAAACATGACTGTTAATTACACAACCAACCTAGCCCTTGGCCTACCAGTCACTGGGACGGAATCAGGCACTTGGGGTGATGACGTAAACAACGCCATCACAGCTTACCTGGACATCGCCATTGCCGGGGGCCTGTCAGTAGCTATTACAACGGCAGATGTCACGCTCACGCTCACACAAGGCACAAGCGCTGCAACGGGGATCACTTCAACGACAGCGCAGTACGCCATCATAAACGTCAGCGGGGCCAAAACAGCCGCCCGCAATTTGATCGTACCCAGCAGCAGCCGTTACTACATCATCAACAACACCGCCGCTACTGGTGGATTTTTGCTCACCGTCAAAGGCGCAGCCACTACCGGCATCACGCTGGTTGATGGAGAGAAAGCAATTGTTGCTTGGAACGGCACTGACTACGTAAAAATTGCGTCAAGCACAATATCCAACTTGACCGGCGTACTTCCAGTTGCTAATGGTGGCACAGGACTTACTTCCGGCACATCAGGTGGCGTGCCCTACTATTCGGCAACCGGAACAATTGCAAGTTCGGCGGCATTGACCGCTAGCGCTTTGGTGCTAGGGGGTGGCGCGGGCGTAGCTCCTGCTACTACAACTACTGGTACGGGTGTGGTCACTGCTCTCGGCGTAAACGTAGGCTCTGCGGGTGCAGTCGTAGTAAATGGTGGCGTATTGGGTACGCCTTCATCTGGCACAGCCACCAATTTGACGGGCCTACCACTTTCTACCGGCGTTACCGGTACGCTTCCTGTTGCCAACGGCGGTACAGGGTTAGCAACTACTCCAGCAAACGGCGCATTGGACATCGGTAACGGTACGGGTTTTACTCGCGCCACTCTGACTGCTGGTACTGGGGTCACAATTACAAATGCGTCAGGAGCTATCACAATTAATGCCACTGGTACAGGCGGCACAGTAACATCGGTCACAGGTACATCCCCCGTCAGTGTTGCAACGGGGACAACAACACCTGTTATTAGCTTGGCAGCTTCGTATGGCGATACACAAAACCCATATGCTTCTAAAACAGCAAATTTTGTTTTAGCAGCGCCTAACGGAGCAGCCGGAGTGCCCACATTTAGGGCGATTGTTGCGGCGGATGTTCCTACGCTCAACCAAAATACGACTGGAACTGCTGCGGGCCTATCGGCTACCCTTGCAGTCGCTTCTGGCGGTACGGGTGCGGCGACCTTGACAGCAAACAATGTGCTGCTAGGCAATGGGACTTCAGCACTTCAAGCAATAGCCCCCAGTACATCAGGCAATGTGCTTACCAGCAACGGAACAACATGGGCAAGCACTGCGCCTACAGCGCAGTATGAAATACTGCCTATAACTGCATCAGTTGCTTCTAGTGCTTTAACAGCTACTTTAAATCCTATAGCATTAGATTTTCGTAGTTCTACTTTAACAAGTGGTACGGTTAATCGTAGAACGGTTAGTTCTGCAATATCAGTGGTTGTACCTTCTACAGCTACATTAGGAACAGTAAATGCTACGCAATCTCGCATTATTGTTCTCGCCATAGATAACGCCGGTACGGTTGAATTGGCGGTGGTAAATATCGCTGGTGGTAATAACCTTGATGAAACAACCTTAATCAGCACCACGGCACTTAGTGTGACGGCAGACTCAAATAATGTTATTTACTCCACCACAGCGCGCACATCGGTGCCGTTCCGTGTTGTTGGCTACGTTGAATCCACTCAAGCCACTGCTGGTACTTGGGCTACTGCCCCATCAACTATCCAAGGCGCTGGCGGCAATGCCCTGACTGCTATGAGTTCGTTGGGATATGGACAGACTTGGCAGAATGTTACCGGCAGCAGGGCATTTGGCACTACTTATTACAACACCACTGGAAAACCAATACAAATCGCAGTTAGTGGCAACCAAACAGGTAGTGGAAATGTTACCGTTACTTGCGGCAGCGCGGTAAATATTATTACCGCATATAACGCATCCGCAGTAACAAACCCAACATTTAATTTTACCGTACCAGTTGGGGCTAGCTACGTGGTTTCTGCTGCCGCAGCGACTCTTGCAACTTGGTGGGAACTCCGCTAAAGGATAAATCATGCACTACAAAGCCCCAGACAACTCCTTGCACTTCCTTGATGATGATGCCTACGCGCATCTGCTCCCAGAAGGCTCTGTCCAGATCACGGACGAAGAAGCTGAAGCACTACGCCCTGTGTATACACCAACCTACGCCGAAAAGCGTGCTGCTGAATACCCGCCGTACACCGACTACCTTGACGGGGTGGTGAAGGGCGATCAGGCGCAAATTGCAAAGTACATTGCTGACTGCCAAGCAGTTAAAGATAAGTATCCAAAATCCC